CTCAGCCATCTGCCCAAGTTCTTCGGAACCTTCCTTGAATGCTTGAGATACTCCAAAGTTATCAAGTTGAGGTGTAAATTCGGACCAAAACTTGTTCGCAGTCTTTAGTGATTGATAATTGGCAGGCTTTAGAAGGTAGCTACCTTGATAGTCAATGCTTTGTGTAATCTTATCGGCTATGTCTCTAAGATCCTTTTTAGCCTTACTTACAATTGGATCGGAACTTGATGACGCATCGTATAGTTTTTGTCGTATTGCTCTAAGCTGTGATAGTGACGACGGGGATTGGTTTTCTAAAACCGAATTCAAATCATCCAAATACGGTATAAACCTTCGATTCTCATCTCCGCTTTGCAAATATGGGTGATTTTTTTTAAGATCTAAAATAGCCTGTTCAACTGAGGTTGTGTTTTTTCCAGACTTTAGTCCTAAGTTGAATACCTTGTCGTTTTCAAAGAAGCGAACAGGCGTGTACAATATATCAGAGTGATCTTGGATGGCCTTTTTTGTCTGATCGAATGTGTTCTCAATCGCCTTGCCCATTTTTGCTGATTCAAAAGGAACAGCATTCAGGATCTGTTGCTCCTTATTGATAACTCTCCTAAATGCGCTTTCAGCATCTTGAAGTGCTTCTTGAGCGAGACTCCTTTGGGCAGCAGTTCTTGCATTAACAACGGCTTGCTCGGCACTGATTAACCCTTTCGATTCATCAGCAATACGAGAAACAGTATTTGGATCTGTGATTCCAAATTGATTGAGAATTTTGCCTATAACGCTTTCAGACGTTCCGGCTTGTCCTTGCAATCCACGAACAGCGGCAGTGATTGCATCGGATTGCTCAAGAAGCTGACGGTTCAGGTCTTCGCCACCAGTCCTTGCTGCAATACGTTTTTCAGCGCCGGCCAAGAAAGGGAATGCCTGCCCAACAGTTGCTCTGACACCGGGTCCGATCCGTTCAACATCTTGAGCATTTTCAATTGCTCGGTTGATCGCTCCAGCACCAGCTCTTGCACCCGCGCCAAGAGTTGCCAACGCACCTGGAATTGCTGCTCCAATTGCAGTTTCTTTGAGCGCACTTCCTGCGCTTGAAAGAGGGTCTTCAAGAGGATTCTCAATTTTCCCCTCAACCGCACCCGCTGCAAGACCACCTAAACCTCCCGCAGTTATGGTCGCTCTAGTTGCGCCAGGAAAACCTCTAAATACAGGTATTCCACCTCGAATTGTTGCTCCAGCAATCTCTCCAAGTCGATAATCTTGATCTTCATCAAGTTTCTCAATGGTTTGCGCTCCAGCTTCTCCAGCAAGAGAAGAACCTGCTCCTGCTGCGATTTGGATTGGAATACTGGCTCCACCGGTACCCAGTGCGACCGCCAACGGAACTCCGTATCGAAGAGCCGTTTTGGGATTGAGTTTGGCTGGTGCCTCCTCATCAAAGGCACTCGGTGCGCCAGCTTCAGCAAGCCTTTCCTCCTCGGCCTGCATTGCTGCACCCATCTTCTGCGCCTGAGTCGGATTGAATCCAGGTTGCTCCTCTCGACGACGCATCTCCGCAATCGTGGCAGGAGCCTTTTCGGACGCATATCTCCGCACGGTATCGGAGATTACATCACGCGATGTTCCGTCTGGAAACGAAAGGATTCCGACTCCTTCAACTCTTACCTTGATGGCCATGTTATTTGATCTCCCTTCCTTGAGCATCCATATCAATGACAGTGTCTACAGTGTTGGTTCCGCCCGCTGGCACCACTTGTCCTATCTTACCCTTCTTGCCAAGGCTTAGGAAACCGAATTGATCCCTAGTATCAAACCAGTTCTGCCTAGCATCCTGAACCTCCCTTTGAGTTGCTTGATCAACAAAGATGGCGTTGCGATTAAACCGTCTTTCAATGACATCGTCTTTGAACGCAGAATCAATAAGCTTCAATGCGCGAGGCAAGAAGTTGGCCGACTCTGGATCACCAAACAGCATCTTTGCAGACCTTAGTTCGTTCCCAGTAAGAGAAGCACCGAACAGCGTTTTCCTCTTTCCGGAAACATAGCCTTCAAACTCTTGAATAACATCGTTCAGAGCGGCATACCTTGCATCTTCAACACCGTATTTATTCTTAATGCCGGTGAGCCATGACTTGAATCCGTTGAATCCTTTCTGAGAAACCTTTGCCAAATCGCCGGCACCTTGAAGTGCTGATATTGATTGAGCAAGTGATCCTGCCATTCCAAGTCCCTCTACATAGGAATTAAGAGCATCCCTCTCATCCTTAGCCATAGCCCTAGTAACGCCAGCAGAGACTCTAAACTCTTCGTTATCCTGAGATGATTGAGGAAGCTGAGAATAGAGAGACTGGAGCTTCTCTTTGTCTGGCTTTTCAGCCTTAAGCTCTTGCATGAAGCCTTTAAGAGACTCCTGTTCAATTTTACGTTTCTTTTCAAATTGAAACTCCCGATTTTTTTGCTCGTATTCGCGTCCAAGTATGTTGAAGCGAACAACGGCTTCTTCATCAGGTATCTTGCTAAGATCCTCGACCATCGGGATTTCTCCCTTTTGCTGAAGGAACGCAAGTCCAGCCTTCGCTTGCTTGCCTCTATCTTCGGAATAGATTCTGCTTTGAGACCTTGCTCTTTCCTGCTCAAGCATTGCAGAAAGTTGGCCAACTGGCATGTCAGGCGAAGCCGTAACTCCGTATGCGCCAAGTTGAGCAACGAGATTTGGACCAAGCTTGGCACGTTCCAAATTGGATTGCTGTTCAAATTCAGCCCTTCTCTTTTCCAAGTCACCTTGAGCTTGAGCTGCTGCAATTTGGAATGCGGGATCAGATTGATACGGAGACTGATAGGGTCCGGTGGGGCTTTGAATACCTTCTCTAGCTCCTTGCGCTGCGGCAAGAGTCTTGCGAACAGACTTGTTCCTGAAGTCGGCCATCTTCTCTTCAAGCGTTGCTCCAGCGGGTTGCTCGATCCCGCTCTGAAGCGCATTGATCATCAACTGACGATCTAGCATCCGCTGCTCATCCCGCTTCCCAAACTCTTCCTGTAGCAACGCCTGACGCGCCCGAGCGGCTTCCTGCGCCCTCTGGGTGCTTCCACTGATCTGGCCGGCCAATCCTCCAGTCAGGACATTGAAGATATTGGAAGCGACACCGGGACGGTATTTAGCTTGGGTCTCAATATCAGCAGGGTCGAAATATTTAGGTGTAGCCATAGATCAGTAGCCTCCAGCGAAAGTGTTCTTCTTACGAATTGTTCCGGGTGCGACAGGCATCGGTGCCGCGCTTCGATCGGGGTTGAGTTCGCTTCCCATGGGTTCTTCGACGGGAGCGATGCCGTAGCCTTTCATACGCTCCATCATGCGCCTCTGAAGCTCATCCTCTCGGATCTGCTGCATGGCCATGGCCCGCTGTTCGAGCTTGTCGTCCATGCCGGTGGCTTTGCCGTAGAGACCTCCGGTGAGAAGGTTCCCGAGCCGTTCCATGATGCTGGGATCGTACTTGGCGGCTTCGCGCACCAGCTCCGGATTGGCGCGGAATGCCTCGACCTCGGCCATCTTTTGGCGTTCGAGTTCTTTGTCTCGGCCCGAGAGTTCGTTGTACAACCCTCCGGTGGCGAAGTTGGCGGCGTTCTGTAGGAAGTTCTCGAAAGCCATAGTGTTACTCCATCAACGATCTGCCTGCGCCCCGACCGCGGAGAACCCGCATAGCCGCGGCGAGGATCTCATCGGGGTCGTAGTTGACATCCTGGAAGTAGCCGGGAGCAAGCCTTTCGACAGTCCTACGAGCGGGAATCGGAACCTCGGTGGGCATGTTGAACGGACGGATGATTGATTGCCTATTGGTGGCAGTCACCGGAACTCTTGCCGTTGAAGTCGGCAAAGTTGTCGCGGTCTGAAACGTGATCTGAGGCTTATCAAGCGGTATCAGACCAGGAGTGGTGGGCTTATCCTCCACAGTACCGGGAGACCCCGTGTTCTCCACATAGTAGGGGTTCTCGCCTCCTTGGACGGGGTTTGTGACGATGCCGGTGAAAGTGTTGGTATCAACGTCTTCCGCCTTGGGAATACCGGTCTCGGGGAGAGGATTTACCGGTGTGGGTTCTGATGGTCCCTGAAGATCCATCCGACCCTCTTTGATGTACCGGTCCCTGTTCTCATTGGTAATCAGGCTGATTCCAGAGTCCTCCCCCTCGCTGCTGTAGGTTGGTTGCTGAGATACAGGAGACGGGGTTGGCTGAAGGGTAGGCGTTGAAACCGGATTAGGAGCCGGCGTGAACGTCTGGATGTTGCTCAGGTCTACAGGAGGACGATAAACCTCGGTCCATCGAGTTGGCCCACCAGTGTACGGAGTCGGTTCAGGAGTCGGTTCAGGAGTCGAGTAGTAGCTCAGCGGATCGACCGGAGGCTGGGCGTACCCGGAAGCGGTGACAGGACCGAACACCGTCTCAGGAATCGTAATGGGCAGCGAAAGGTCTGATTTATTTCCGGCATCTACGGGAGCAGGCTCAAAGAACTGGCCAGTCTTCCAGTCGTAAGAGAAACCTCTGTTGTCCACAAAAGGCTCGCCAACAACAGTTCCGGGAAGCCCCCATGGAGCCAAATCCTGTCCGATTTGAGCGCCGTAATAATAACCACCTTCCGCAAGGTCGGGGTAATTATCAGGTCCAAAGTTTGCTTCAGCGGTTTCAGCCATAGATCAAACCTTAGGCACCAAACTCTTGATTCGACCGAGCATCCAGTTGGCCACCAGCTTCTTCGCCCTAGGCTTGTTCTTGATCCACTTGGCAAACTTCTCGGCATTGCTGTCGTAGAAGCTCTTGAACCAAGCGGGTCCGACAAGTTCCTTCCAGAAGAAGAATGCCTCCCACTGATCGGGGATACACTCGCGGGCGACGTAGCAACCAAGTGCACCGATTGCGCCGGTGACACCCTTGGCAATGGCCAACGGGGAGTTCGCTTGCGAGGCTTGGAAAGCGTTCTGAGCATTCTGCAACGCGAAGCTCGAACCCATCTGCATGAGCTGTCCGGGTCCAGCCTGCTGCATTCCTTGGAACAACTGAGGAGCAGCGAACGGCGAAGCACCCTGCTGGAGACCTCCGAGCTGAGCGGCTTGCGAGACGATCGGCTGGAGACCCAGAGCGGACTGGATGTTCGCAATGTTCTGCTGCTGTGCGCCCTGACGCTGTTGCTGCGAAGCCATCTGGCCTGCGAAGCTCTGCTGCATCGCGGTGTTCCGCTGACCGGTGGCCGCGAGGATGTTCTGGAAGGCTTCCTGCGCCTGTCGATTGGCGACATCGCTGGTGGTCTGACCGCTCTGGAGTAGGCCAAGAGCCTGCTGACGGCGTTGGACATCGGCGTTCCCAATCGCTTCGCTGACAGCGCGGGCTTCGCGGAATGCGGAGAGATTACCGAGGACGTTGCCGGAAGCGGTACCGCGGGCTCGAACGGCCTGCTCAGCGGCTCGGATCAAAGCAGGATCGAGCGTACCGGCCTGAGCGAGACCGGCACCAATCTGGCGTTCGAGATCGCTGCGGATCCTTGCGGCCTCACCGGTATCCTGGGGACCACCTGGCATGCCCACGCGCTCGTAGGAAGGCGCGGCAATGGTTTCCTCGGCGATGGGGCGACTGCCGATGTCGCTTAGGAATTGGGAATAGAGACCTGGAGTCCCGGGTCTTCCATCGACAGCAGCGGTGCCGTACCGCTCAGGGTCAAGAGCTTGAAGCTCTCTGCGGCGTTGATCCGCAAATTGAGTGCCGTAAAGTTTTGCAGCTTCAAGCTCGCGTTGTGCCTGAATTGGAGCCAGATCAGCCAACGCTTGACCGATCGCTTTGGTCTGAGCGATGTCGGAAACGTCCTTGAAGTCAACCTCTCTAAACTGACCGGTCTCCTTGCCGTCTTTGTAGATAGGAACCCGAACCTTGGCACCTATGCGCGATGCCGCCTCGATCTCACGCTGGAGCGGAAAAGTCTCGATGGAGGCCATGACGGCCTCGCGGTTCGCCGCCGCTATATCTGGTGCTTTATAGGTGCCGCCCATAGGAAATCCTTCGGTTCATCAGTAGTTTGGAGTACCTGTCAAAATCGTACAAACGGGAAATGCCTTTTCGGAACCCACCCAGCTTGGTGACGTTCTTCGAGCATAGCCCCATCATGGCCAACCAGAGTGTCTGAACCGCATGAGGCTCAGCACCAATCGCTATTTCAATCCAAGCGATGTGACCATCTGGGAAGTTGTTGTTCAGATCCTCGGACTCCTTGATCGAGTTAAGGAATCGCACAGCCCCTACACCGACACACTTACCCTCCTCGTTCTTCACAATACCGATCAGCTTCTTGGCATTGAAGAGTCCGATCCAGTTGAGCAACTGATCATCGTTCCATGTGGAACAAGTAGGCCAATGCTGTCGCAGCAGTTGGGCCGCTTCGATGATGGTTGGATGTGCGGTCATTGCTGCGGACGCACAGAATCAACGAAGCCAGATAGGATAGTGGATTGAAGCGAAAGGCGACCGCCCGAGTTGGGGTTGGTCTGAACCCTGAACTGGATGGTGTTCCAGCGTCCCTTGCTGATGAGGTTGTACGCTTTGAGGAACTTCTGAGAGTTGGTGATCGTCAGGCTCGAATCAAGGTCCGTGAACGTCCCCGACATGTCGGTCGAGTAGGCGATCGCCGCGTCCGTATTGGAACTGGTGTACGGGTTGTCAAACGCGAACTGGACGCTGTACCCGATCTTGTCGGGGATTGGCTCGTTCAGGTTGTACGCCTTCGTGATCACGCTCGATTGGTAACGGGATCCGCCATCGAGGTACGCGGAGCTTGCGACAGGTGCGAGACGGGTGTTCGGGAGGAAGTCGTTGAACGACCAGACTTGGCCTGCTCCCTCTGAGATCGAGGTCATGTCGCCCGCGAACATGAGGACGGGTCCGAACGTCGAGAACGAGGTGGCAAAGAAGTCGTTCACCTGCCAGTTGTCCCAGTACCCGAGCCAAGAGCGGGCCAGTGAGTGATAGACGATGACCGCGTTGTTCCGGGGGAAGGCGGCTTCGAGTTCGAGCAACGAATTGGATTCGAGGAGAACACCGAACTCGCTCTCCAGTCCGAGTCCGTTTGCTTCGTTGATAACGAACGGGACGGCCAAGAGATAACGGTTGTTCCAGAAGACACCGTCGCAGAGGTCGAGCTTGGTCTTGTCGATCTTGCTGATCAGGTCGTTGATCGGGCTGGAGAGCGCGAGGCCGACGCTGGTCTGGGTGCCGGCTTGGATCTGCGCCATCGACCGGATGCCGTCGCGGGAGAGGAAGAATACGTCAGCACCGACCGCAGCGATGGATCGGTGCGAGGAGCAGCCGATATTGCCGCTGATGAGTGATATGGTCCAATCGGCAGGATCCTGCGTAGGATCGGCATCCACGCTCCAAATTGAGCGTTCCTTGAAGACGAGCAGTTTGTATCCGAACCACGAGTAGAGACCCTTGATGGGATCGCCGTCGCCACCGACTCGGATGGAACCGAGTGGATCCCAGGATTCGCCATCGAGGATATCCGAGAAGTAGAGGGTATCTGGCTGGATGGCAGTATCGCCTGAGACGGCCCAGAGCCGGTTGGTATGGGTGGTGAGGTAGAGCGGCTTGTTGGGCGGCGTGAGGGATACGAAAGCGACCGCGTGAGACTGGTTGGCCGGCGAGATGGAGACGGTGGGAGCGGTGATGTAACCGCTGCCGGGGTTCAGGATTACGATGGAAAGAACCGCTCCATCCCCACCAATTCTTGCTTCCGCGGTTGCGGTCACACCGCTTGGCGGAGCTGATATGGTGATCGTGGGAATCGAGCTGTGTCCGCTTCCCTGATTGATGACATCGATGCGGCTGATCTTTCCGGCGGCGACCGAGCTATTGAGATTCGCGCTGGAGACATACTTCAGGGTTCCGAAGCCATCGGAATAGAACAGCTTGTCATTGAGCTGAGCGAAGTAGACGAAGGTGGCCCCGTTATTGAGCGTCGCGCCGCTGATCGCGTTGTACGAAACGCCGGGGGAACCGAAGTAGAGGTTCTTTGTGTTGGCGTTCCGATCGCTGACCGCGATTACCAGTCGTTCGGATGCTGCGGTATCGAAGTAAAATCCGGAATAGACCTCCGCATTTGTCGGAAGGTTACTGCCGTAGTTGGAGGTGGTCGTGTTCCAGGTGCTGAGGATTTCCTCCCAGTTTCTGGATTCGCTGTTACCGGTCAGCGATATGGATCCGAGACGAGTGACTAGGTTGCCGAAGTCATCGTAGTCCATGTTGATGGCCGACTCCATGCTCGTAGCAGGGATGGCATCGGGACGAGTAGCAGAGACGACACCGGTACTGAAGCCGGTGCTTCCATCCAACAGCATCTGATCATCAAGAGCATCTGAGGATTGGAATGGCATGGCGGATTACAGGATGTCTTGGAACGTATAATCGTACAAGCTATCTGGAATGATGCGGCTGATTTGCTGCTGCTGGCCGCGTTCCATGTCCTTCATGATGGAGACCTGAGCGGCTCCCTCTTGGAACTTGGCTTGGGCTTTCCCGTACTGCCGGGAGTATTCGAGGAGATCGCCTTCGGTGTAGGCCATCAGAGCGTTCTCGACACCGCGCAGCTCGAAGTTGCTGTCGTTGACGATCGCTTGGTTCTCTCCGAACTGCCGCATCTGGGACTGCTTCTTCCCGAGGATGAATAGGTTGCCATCGGTGTTTGGCGTGGGGACGAGCTTGATGCGCGGGACGCCGGCTTCGCCGTAGGAAGCTCCGATAACTCGGGTCCAGTTGACGAAGTTTCCGGGGGTGGACTTGCGGCTATCGACGTTGTTCCAGGTGTTGGGATCGAGCTGGAAGAACGAGACCCATTCCGCGGCGGGGACTTCGATGCCATCGGTTTCGCCGTTGATCGTGAATCGAATGGCGACCGGGAAGTCGAGGAACATGTTGTAGCCGGTACCTGAGGCGTAGGTAGCGGTTACGGTCTGGTCGAGGGTGACCAGTTCGTTACCTTCGCTGACTGAGCGCGAGATGACGCCGAGGGTATCGTTCCAGAGGCACGAATCCCAGATCATGGAGTAGCGGCGGATGCAGAACTTCTTGGCCAACGCGAGGGTGTTCGCGTCGGTGAAGGAGAGCTTGTCGCAGGCCGCTTGGGCTACTTCAGAGGGTTTCATGTATACTCGATCAATTCAAATTGGACCTTAGCTTGCAGCGTTGAGCCTGTTTGACCGAAGTAATATCCAGCCGAGTTTCTGGCTATCACCAAGGTTTGAGTGGCTGATACGATGTAAATCTTGAAGGTGTGAGATGAAGATGTGGAAGTGAAAACCATGTCAGCTATCACATTGACAGGAGAAGCTGCTGCTGCTGAAGCGTATGCTGCTCCAACGCCAATGAAGTCTCCTGGAGCCGAGTACGGGTTTTTTGCGATGCCGATGTAGATACTTCCTTGAACGCTTGCCTCAACCGGAACTGAGACTCTGATCAGGGCTTTGTTTCCAACGGTTTTTGGGCTCCAAGTGTATGTCCAATCTGATGTGGATCCGGCTTCTTGAATTGCAACCGGGTTGCCTGTGGTAATTGCTATGGACTGACCACCACCACCAGTTTTTGAAAACCCTTCAGAATAAACGAATTTGACAACGCTCAACGCTGAGACAGCGGTGGTCTTGAGAGCATTGGAGGCTGCTGAATCCCTGAGAAGGATGGTGTCTGCATCAACAGGGACTGTCTTGGATGGGAGATTGTTGATTGTAACAGCTCCTGCCGTGACCGTGAGCGAATCACCGGAAGCGTTTCCGATTGTGGTGTTTCCGTTAACGGCTAGGTCTGCCGATAGGGTCGTGTTACCTGTGACCCCGAGAGTGGTTCCAACGGTAGCAGCCCCAGTGATGCTTGCGCTATCCAGTGTAGAGGCCCCCGTCACCGCAAGACTTGCCAGGGTGGACAATCCGGTTACACCGAGCGTGGTACCGATCGTGGCCGCATTGGTAACACCGAGGCTATTGAGAGTAGAGGCACCGGTGACTGCGAGGCTCGCGAGCGTGGAGAGTCCGGTAACGCCCAGCGTGGTTCCAACGGTAGCAGCTCCGGTGACACCAAGGCTGGCCAATGTGGAGGCTCCAGTGACGTTGAGGGTGCTGCCCATGCCAACCGCGCCGGTGAGCGTGGAGGTGCCGGTGACTGACAGGGTGCCGGGAATCGTGAGTCCACCGGTGATACCGAGTGTTCCGCCGATGGTGGCATTGCCGCTGGTAGTGAGGGAGCTGAGAGAGGTGGCACCGGTGACGTTGAGGGTGCCGGCCACAGCGGTGTTGCCGCTGGCGGAAGCGACCGTGAAGCGGCTGGTTGCGACGCTGAAGTCACCGGTGGTATTGACCGCGGTGGTCGATAGCTGGAGCGCGGAATCGATACCGCTGCCGTCTCCAACGGCTTTGAGGACCGTAGTCAGCGCGGAGTTGTCGGAGCTTTTTAGTAGGCCAGTGTATGTCGATGCGACGCTACTGCCTGTGAGTGGAGTTCCCATATCAGTTCTTCGGTAGTGCGTACCAACCAGCCGGCAGCGTCACCGTGGACGGCCCCACCAGCTTCGTGTTTGAATCGAATCCGTAGACGCTGGCCCTGGTGGGCTTAGCCAGCATCACCGGATCACCGGAAGGGACCAGGACCACCTTGGTCATCTGGCAACCGAGGCAGTCCAGCAATGCGATCAGCCAGATCGTTCTTGAGAGCCTCGGGAGCTTTTCCATGTTGGATGTCGGTGGGTGGGGTCTCGCGGAACCAGTCGAGCAGGGCCTTGAGGATCTGGTAGATCCAGTTCACTCGGCCTTCTTCTCGGCGTCCTTGGCCATGATCAAACCAAAGCCGGCGGTCACCGCGGCGATGGTCGTGGTGATGTCCAGATGGGTGGTCGGGTCACCGTCGAACAGGGCCTTGAGAGCGCCGCCAACAGCGACCAGGATGGCACCGATGCCGGCCAATGTGGTCTTGGTGTTTTTCATTTGGATCGGAATAAGCGGTAAGCCCCGTAAATGGCGCACAGTAAGCCAATCACGGCGGTGACGAGTCGAACGATGTCGGTGAGCCAGGGGATGAACGAAACAGCGGTTGCCGCTGCTGCTCCACCCATGGAAGCGATCATCTGATTTGTGTCACCGCCGTGATTGGATGCGTCCATTTAGGTGGGATTTGATGGGTTTTTCGCAGCTTCTTCTAGGATATCCACCAAGGGGAGGCCGACGCGCATATTGTTCACGTCGCCGGCCTTCATACCAATCACCAAGAGCTGGTGGAGCAGTTGGAGTTGTTGCAGTGTGAGTTCGATCTTGATCATGCGGCAGGAGCTTCGACAACGGGAGCTTCAGGCGCAACAACCTTCTCCACCTCAGGAGCAGGCGGCACCGGAGCCGCCCACGGCAGCGGCGGAGCGATGATCGGAGGGTTGATCTGGTTCTCGATCTGCGCGGAGACGTTCGCCTCAATCGCACTCTTATCGACGCCATTGGCATAACACCAGCCGAGAACCTGATCCTGCGTGAGGTCAGGATACGGCGTGAACGAACCGGTCGGCGGAGCGAACGACGCGCTGCCGTAGCAAGTGCCGCTGTAGGTGCCATCGGTGCCGTTGCATCGCCAATCGGCGGTAATCACAACGTCCGTGAGTGAGCCTTCGGTCGGCTTAACGAGAAGGCGTTCGATGATCCAAGAGAGGGTAATCATGGTGGTATGGGTTAGGCGAGTTTGGCTTCCAGAGCTTGAACTTTAGCAGCGAGTTCTTTGATGGCAGACACAAGTCGAGCTTCGGTCTTGCTCCATCCGGTGACGGTCAGGAATCCGTTCTGCTCTCCAACAGCATCGGAATAAACCTCTTGCATCTCCTGAGCAACGAAACCGATCTGATGACCGGAACCGTCCTTGTAATCGAACTCGACGGGACGCAGCGACAGGATGTTGGCCAACTGAGAAGGAAGACTGACAATGTTCTCCTTCAACCGAGAGTCGGAATAGCTTCCAAAAGCAGCTTGGCTAGCTCCATTGGCGTTGATCTGACCAGAGCCAGCCGTTTGACTGTTGATTGTAAATTGAAGGAAAACTTGAGAAGTGGTGCTAGTGTTATCCTTCTTATCAAGCGTGAGTGCAGGAAGGCTTTCAGAGCTTGCAACATTTTTGTAAATGCGACAAGTGCCAGCAGACAAACTAGTGTCATTAACAGTAAGTCTTCCCTGACTAGTCGTCGTCCCCACCAACAACTCACCACTCGCCGTGAGCGTCATCGCTTGGGTGAAGGTGGCAGTATTTCCAGCGGTGCCGCTAGGAGCAATGAACCAGCGATGCTGACCAACGTTTTGCCGATAATAAGTGGCGTAATCGCTGGTTTTGTAGACAAACGCACTTCCGTTGTCATACACGTTTGCTCCAACGAGAAGACTAGATCCGGTTGTTTCGCCATAGATAAAGCATCCATTAGGAAACTCTATCGCTTTGCAAACAGCACCCCACGCACTCGGCGTAACGCCTATGCCCACGTTGCCGGAAGCGTCGATCCTAGCGCGTTCCGTATTGTTGGTGTAGAACGTCATCGGCACGTTCGTGATTCCACCAAGACGATTCTCAAGACCATTTCCAAACAGACGGAACTGACTGACAGAATTGGACATCAAATCCAATATGCCAGCATCCGTCGCGTTTACGGCGAGAGTTCTAAATGTCGCACCGTAATTAGCGGGGCTGGCACCAATCCCCAGCCCCGTTGAGTTCAGGCGCATTTGCTCGGTGTTATTAACACCAAACACAAGCGCGGCGTTGTAAAAGTTGTTGATGAAGATTTCGTCATTGCTGACGTTGCCCTGAATCAACAACCCATTCGTGTTTCCGGTTGCAGTACGAAGACGCAACAGCGTTTGCTGACCAGCAACACCAGAACCACAAAGATCGGCAACGCTTCCACTCGTTCCAAGAACTTGAAGAGTGTAGCTAGGACTCGCCGTCCCAATACCCACCCGATTGTTCGTCGAATCAACCTTCAGCGTACTCGTATCCACCGTCAGATCGCCGGTGATGGTGGCGCTGGCGAGGGTGGCGGTGCCGCCGGCTCCCAGGATCTGGTTCACGGTCACCTTCTTCGTGGTGCCGCTCGCCGCCATTGATGTGTCGGTAAGATCGACCATCGGGATGGGGAAGGTTGCTGGGATGATCGGATTGGCTCCGATCGCCGTCAGGGCTGTGATTTTCGTATCTGGCATATCAGTTAACTGTTAGAATGAATCTTCCGGGGCTCGACACCGACTCGGTCACCGGCGCACTCACGCCGTCTTCCAAGAGGATAATGTCGTAGGTTCCCAAACTCAGAACTATCTTGCTCGTCCCATCCTCCAGAAGGACGAAGAAATCATCCTCCTGCAAAAGATCCCGGCGCAAGATCGGCGGATCGATCGGGGTGACATTCCCACCGGATCCGCTGGACGTTAATCTTGTTCCGAGAGCGAGTGTCACGGCTTAAGAGTTGATCACTCCATTGAAAGCGACCACCTGACCACTCGAAATCTGGAAGCTGTCGATCGGCCCAGGAAGCGTGATGCCAGCGGGGATAGTGGCCGACGACCAACTGCCGCTGATGTTCTTGCCGGTGATCGAGGTGAAGGTAGTCGGAGCAATCGTGGTGACCGCAACGAATGGGCCAGTGGTCAACGTGGTAACGAGGACGAGCTGGAACCCGCCGTTGCCCATCGAATACTCAGTGGCCAGATTTGAATTTGCGCTCATATATCCCAGATCTTGCGAATTTGATTCTTGCTGAAAGTGCTTTCAAAGCGGGAGCCCTGCCGGTCTTCCATCCGGCTGAATCCCTTCTTCACATGGTCCTTGAGTTCGGCCTCGCGGGCAAAACCGGTGACCCCGAAGCGGGCCACCGGCTGTCTGCTCCAACGCTTGCCATCAAGGACAATGGAATCAGTACCCATCGGAGCGAT